GTTGTAAACTGTCTGCCTAGAAACACCTAAAGCATTTGCAATCATACTCGGAGGTAGATTAGCTTTTACACATAACCTACCAAATTGTATTCCCAAACGGCTTTCATTAAAGGATGTTTGATCCCTTAAAAATCTTTCAGTATAATTCTTTGCCATTGAATTTTCCTTATTTAGATGCCCATTTTTTAACAATATCTTTTACGTCAGCAGGTTCTTCAACGGCAGGAGCAGATGCTTGTTTTACAGCAGGCGCGTCAAACTCGTCAAATTTCTCAGGAGCTGCTGTACTATCACCAAAACCTGAAGTCTCAGCAGTAGGCTCAGTAGGTTGTACAAAACCTGTTTCAGTTTGAAAGCCGAAGTTGTCTGCAGATGAAGTCCCACCTTCTACGTATTTAATAACTTGTACAGCTTTTAAACGTAGAGAAACACCCGCTCCAATAAGCGTAGTAATGTAAGGCGATACTTCAGCATTAACTTTAATCTCTGAACCACCCCAGATACTACTCTCTGTCATTACGCTGCCTTGAGAGTCAAAAATAGTAGGCTTAAATTGAGACTTAAACTTTATAATTACGTTACCTGTAGGCTTTCCACTCTCGTCTACTTCGTCAAAGTAAGGAGGGTTAGCTGTTTTAATATCTTTACCCCCATTATTTTTTGTCTCTGCTTGAACGTTCTCAGCAAACACAGAATTAATCTGATCGATAATCGGTTTAGCCGCTTCTTTTGAAAGAATAAGGTTAGTCTTAAATTCACCCGCTTCATTCCATTTAGTATCAGCTTTTGATAACCATGGATATTGCGCAACTCCTGTTGGAGTTGTTACTACTATAGGCTGTTGAGCCATAATTAAATCTCCTTAGATATATGAGACCACTTTTGCACAATTTCATTTGCTTCTGCTCGGCGGTCAGGTTGCATCGAATCTTCTTTACTAAACCCAAAAGCTTCTGGGTCAGGTAATTTAGGAACGACGTTTAGTTGTACTGCATTTACTGCTTCTTCACTTTCTCCAATCTTTTGTAAAGCCTCAAAGTATTGAGATTCTACAGCCGCACGTGGAGAAAATAACATGCGGGGGTAAGGCGACAAAGGATCTAAGTGTAACTTAGTAATGACCCTATTTGCGTTAACCTTATTATTTGCAAGCATTTTTACATAAGGCTTAAACCCCCATTTTCCAAGTGTTTCTTTTTGCCAACAAGAATTTGATGAGACAATTAATTGTAAAACATCGCCATCTAACTTGTCTGCGGTCACTACCGCAATGCGCCACGAAAGCCTGCACGAAGAGCCGTTACTAACGACACTGTTACGTACGCTGTACGGGCATTGATTACAAGAAGTAGCTAAAGGTTTTAAAACCTCACGGTCCGGAACTTTTGAATCACTCGACCAACAAGTTGGTTTAGTGTACGTCCCTTGAGTAAAAGAGTTTGGGTAATAGATACGACTTGTAGAGTGCGCCATGCGAACAATCACTACTTTTAGTTCTTGGCCTTCTATAACCTCAGACTCTCCGTTACCCAAATGCTTTTGAAAAGTGTTATCTTTGACTACTAAACGCTTGTTAATAATGTAGTGCGCACCCGCTACTGCTAAAGTGTCTGCGTCTAACGTCTCGTCTACAACATCAGGATTACTCTTTATAATTTTAGCTAAATCGTCAGTCATTACTAAGACTTAGTAGGCTTTTTAACAACAATATTATATTCTCTAATAGAATTTATGCCCGGAGGAAGTCCTTCATTACCATGAGTTATCATGTATTCTTTTAGATTTCCATTATGCAATCTTTGTTGCATAAGTTCTATTAAACTATTCTCCATTATAAATTCTTTAAGTCCATCCCAGTCACTGCATACAAAATTTTCTCTAAGAGTTTTAATAATAGTACCTGAACCTGTCTTTATACTATCTGCGTTAATATTATTACATTCTGATAATAGAACTTCTTCAAGTTTAGCCATTTCAGATTTTAAAGCGGTGTCACTAATTTCAAACTCTCTCTTAAGAATGTCTCTTTGATTCCTAATCGTAAGGTATGTTTCGACGTACTGATCTAATTGAATTTTTGGTGCTTTTATTTCACTCATAGTCCTATCTCCTCGTTATATAAATCAACTAATTTAGAATGTAAGTCCACTTTGCCTTGCAGCATAGCGTACATTTTCCTCTCTACTTCTGAACCTTGTAAATGTACTACTGTCATTTTGTGTTTCTGTCCATACCTATCAATACGTGCAATACACTGTAGGTAGGTTTCTACACTCATAACAGGAGACCAGAATACAACTACATTAGCTGCGGTTAAAGTAACACCGTGCGACGCACTTTGAGGTTGTATAACTAGAACATGAGGGTCATCAAAAGTTTGGAACGCATTTATAATTCTTGCTCTTTCGGTAGCAGTCACCGAGCCATTAATTATTTCACAACTAACTTTTTTAGATTCCAAATGCCTCGCCACTACTTTAATAGTGTGTAAAAAAGGTACGAAAATTATAACTTTCTGGCTAGTCTCTTCAAGCACTTCATCAAGAGCGGCTAATCTGGGTCTTATATCAAACTCCACTACCTCTCGTGTGTCTGTATATACGGCACCCCCTGATATTTGTAATAGTTTGTTAAGCGCTGCGGCTGCGTTTACTGAACTTATTGTTTCCCCCGCAGCTTCTATAAGCATCTGATCTTTTAAAGCTTTATAATATTTCTGTACTTGGGGTGTCAATGGCACCTCTCTTGTCTGGTACATAACTTCGGGTAAGTCTAAACAATCATTTTTAGCGTAGCGAATTGCAGGTTGTAAAGCGTTGTACACAGAATCTTTTGCTGTTTTTTTAGGCACCCACTTAAACCTTGTTATCTGGTACATAACTTTGTCTCGCCATGCCATAGAAAACTTAGGGACATTTTCAGGGGCCACTAACTTTGCAAGTCCAAACGCGTCTACAGGAGATTGTGCCGCAGGTGTGCCTGTCATCATCCAGAGTTTAGTCTCAGGCTTTAATAGTTTAGCTAAAGTTTTCCAACGAGCGGTACTCGGTGACTTGTAAGCATTAGCCTCGTCTACAATGATTAGATCAAAATTGTTTTTTGCGATTGTTTCTCTTACAATTCCAACCCCATCATAATTTATTATTACAAAATCATAAGCCTCATTAATAATTCGCTCTCGTTTATCGGCTGATCCATGTGCAATCCCTACTGTTCTATGCATTGTTGTATTAAAGATGTCCGCTTGCCACGCTGAATACATAATAGATAAAGGACAAATTACTAATACCCGCTTCACTAATCCTTGTAACATTAAATAATCTGCCGCCCAAATAGCAGACGAAGTTTTTCCAGTTCCGGCTTCGTTAAAACAGAAACCTCTATGGTTAATACTTAGAAACTCGGAAGTAGTTTTCTGGTGACTAAAAGGCTTGTATACTCCGGGCCATTTATAATCTTTAAGCATGGGCGAAGGTAAAAGTTTATTAAAAGAAACTAGCTGATTGAGCCTAATCATTTCCGGTACGCCCCAATAAACCAATACTTCTATTAAATTTCCTTTCTTTTCTATCACCTCAAACTTATCAATATTCTCTTGTATTTGCGGAACTAGGTGCTCTGGAACCGTTATTTTTAGTGCAGTGTTATCAATAATCTCCATTACTTTGCGCAACGTCCTCTCTTTAGTTGGAGTTCTATCTTATCTGATTACCATTTTGCTGTCTAGTATTATTTTACGATTTAAGGGAGTGTTTTACGAAATTTTAGACTATCTGATCTTATGAAACTCACATGATTTTACTTGGCACCACCCACAAAGAGGGGTAGGGTTAGGCATCCATACGTCTGTATCGTATGAGTTTTCTAACTTAGTAAGGGGAGATTTAAACCTCTCCCAAGACTTTTCAATTTTTTCACGAGGGTATTCTTCGGTTATAAATGTATTATGCATAACAAAAAGAAGGCCCGCTTTTATATGTTTTACTTCTGGAAAATGCGCGAATGTCATAAGAGACATTAGTCTAAGTTGCTTGCGGTCAGGATATTTATTGCTCCCTGTTTTATAGTCAACAATAAAAGCATTTTCGCCGTCCACAATAAGTAAATCTACAATTCCTCTTACCCATCTAGTTGTGTCGTGAAAGTCGCATACAGAGCCATCTTTTTTAAGTGCCATCTCATATTCAGGGTACTTCTTGCCCCCAATGTTATTAAGCTCATCTACTACAGGTTTAAATCTTTCGTAGTTCTTAAGAAGTGGTGTGCCGTCCCTAACATATTCCTCTAAAGCTTTATGAACTTCAGTACCATATCTCATCTGTTCTGTTTCTTTTATCGTGTAGTTTTTAAGAACTTTAATCTCGTGATACTGCCTAGGGCAGTTTTGATATTGCTTTAGTGATGAGTAACTCCATGTAAAATCAGCCATTAGCGACCCTGTCCTCTGTATTTTTTATACCCGGCTCTAAAGC